TGAGGTGTTGGTATCAGTCATGATCAGGTCCGCCCATGGTTTTTGTGAAAATCGTTTTCAATTTCTGCTTTTGCCCTTGCGGCGGCAGCGTCTTCGATGTTGCTAAAACGGCCAAGGTGCCGGTTTTTCCCATCGACCGTGATCTGTGCGCACCACTTCGCCGTACCCTTATCCCAAGACACACCCATAACGCCGCTTGTGTTGTTGCATGGCAGCTTCCTGTTTTTGTTGTTCTCCTGATTTGTGACTTCGCGCAGGTTCTCTATGCGATTGTCAGCCACCTCCCCATTAATGTGGTCGATCTGATCTACTGGCCACGCGTTGTGGTGAATAGCCCATATCACGCGATGGGCGCTCAAACGGCGACCAAGTATGTCCATACGAATGTAACCTCTGGCGGTAATCTCCCCTACCGGTTTTCCGGCAAAGCGCTTATTCCACATCTTGCAGGTGCCTTCGGTTTTGAAAAAAGACACATCACGGGTCAACCAGAAAAGCCCTCCTGTATCAGGGTCGTATCGCAAAAGCTTGCGTAAGGTCTTGGGGTCAGGTAAATTATGTTCAGTCATTTCGGTGCCCTTTCACGCCTAGATGATCAGAGCGCGCGGTTGAGTGTTGATCCACTCCCGCGCGCTTGCTTGCACCCATCATAGAACTCACGATGATGGGTGCAAGGTTTTTTATGCGAGGCGTCGAACGGTAGCCAGCTTTGCGTTTGAGCGCATGGTTGCAACCTGAAAAACGCGCTCACCTTTGAGCTTGGTCACATTCGCTGCAAGAATATATCTGTTGAGAAGACTTCCGTCAGGTGCGATCAGCGCGTCAACATCAACCGCCATTCCGACTTCCATTTCGTCCAGCAAGTTTGATACGGCGGCCCTGCATGTGTACGGCCTGCCTGTTCTGCATGTTGTTGCTTTTCTTGCGTCCAGTATCATTTGAGAAATCCCTTCAAAAAACATTAAAAAAACAGATAAGCAAAAAACCATCAGGATGCAATAAAAAATAACGCCAATCCAATTGTTATCCATCGTAATTCTTGACCGTTTTTGTCAGGAACCCCCTAAGCCCTTGGTCTCTCTCTCTTTTCTTCATTAATAGTAGTCTTAATATGTTATATAGAAAGAGAGGGAGCGGCAGGGAGGGGCGGAAAAACAGTCTCTTGTAACAATGTAAAATAACTGTCTTTTTTTGGTGTATCTAGGGACAGGTATTTAAATGGGTATCTAAATGCAGAGCGTTCTAACTAACTATCAAGGGATAAGATGTGGAAAATCAGTGGCTTACGTGATTTTTTGGGCCAATTTGAAAAGATAAGATTACTAAGATGCGATCCAATGATTTCAAAGGGTTAGAAAAAACGCACAAAAAAACCCCGCTGCCAATCAAGGCAACGGGGACCATTTTCGCCGACCTGAAATCAGTCAGCCGGAAACCAACTCACGACCTTTTTGCCGCGATAGGTGCGAGGCCCAATCCGCTGCACAGCCATGCCGCGTTCCTCAAGCTTGGTCAGAACCCCGCCGATCTGTTCCGCTGACAGCTTCAGCATGTTCGACAGGACCGCCACAGACACGCCCTTGTCAGGGTCCAAGCGAGCCAGAATGCGAGCCGCTATGGCCTCTTCAGGGCGGGTCTTGGCGTGGTCGTTCGCAAAAACAAGCCTGACTTTTCCGTCCAGTTCTGCAAGCACATAAGCAAACGCCCAACGCACATGCTCAACGGTTCGCTCCTCGTCTGCCATCGCCAAAATGAAGCTGATCTTGCCGATCATTTCGAACGCGCGCCGAACCATCGCAACCGACGCCTCGCCCGTTTCTTCGTTGGCGTCGTCTGCATACTCCATCAGCCAATCAAGGATGTCGTCAAGCATCGCGTCCGCGTCCGGCCTTGTCGGGACCGCAACCCTGTCCCCGCGAAACTCAACAGGCCCGTTGTCCTCCTGATCCCTGCCCGTCATCGCCCAAAGCTTCATTTGCATCGTCAGCGGCAAATCAGGCCGCTTGAAGCCCTTGCGCGGGCGGGGATTGATGTTGGGCTCATTGACGATGATCGCGCGGCCAACAAGGCCCTGCGTGGCTGTCTCGCCATCCATGACGCTCTCAAAGGTGCTTGGCGTCGTGTAGCCCATGAGCGACAGGAAAGGCCGCTCTAGCCCCTGATCTGTCATTTGCAGCATCTTCAGCGCCCGCTCCTCGCCTTCAGCGTCGTCGTTGTCTTTGGCGCGCGCAAGCTGTGCCAGATACAACTTTTTCAAATCGCGCTTAATATCGCCCCCAAGCAACACCCTGCTGTTCGCCTTCGAATACGTCGCCATGATCGCGCCAAAGATGCCCTCAAGGTAAGCCGCGCCGCCGTTGCCCTTCTGAGCGTTGCGCACCTTCGTCAGAAAGATGCCGATTTCGTCGATGTTGTAATAGCTGGCCTGCTGGTCGATCACGTTGCGCATGATCTCTTGCTCCGATTTCATCGCCCCATGAACCGCACCTTGAATGCGGGCGGCTATGTGCAAATCAGCGAATGCCTGCATCACCGCCTCCTTGCCGGTCGATGATGCCGCAACACAAAACGCAATCATGTTTGAGGTCATCCCGTCGCGAGGATCTTCGTATTTCAGGCCGCCGATGTTGCCGACCGCGCAGATCGCAGATGCCACAGCAAGACGCCTTCGCGGGTATCTGCATTGACTGTCTATCCAATCAGCAACACGGCCAACGAAGGCAGGCGGTCGCGTCATGTCCAAGTCATCCACCTTGCACGGTAAAGACCGGCCCTTTACACTTTCGATTTCCGGTTTTTCTATGTCGAAATCGTTGTGCTTCGGAATGTGAAATTCAAAGTCCGAAAAGTCTGTCGCATCATCCATTCTGTTTCCCTACCCATTTTGCAAACGCATCCCGCGAAAGCAGGTCCATGCCGTTGAACGCCGCAGCGCCAAGGCGTTTTGCAGCTTTGTTCGTCAAGCCGCTTTTTTCAAGTTCAAGCAACGCCGCGACCATGTAACTTTCAAGTTCCGGCTGCGTGGCGTATGCAGCCCAATTCTGAGCGTCATCCCGAACGCGCTCTTGTATTAGCGGAACGTCGGGCGAGCCCGCGCCGTGAAACTCAAGCCAATGCGTGACCGTGGCAAGCGTTGTTTCGCGGTTGTGCGCTAGGCATTGATTAAGGCCGCGCCATAGCAGGTCGGCTGCGTGTTCCTGTGGTGTTTGTTCGGTCATTTCTTTTCATCCCTGTCGTCAAGAATTTCGTTGATCTGGTACGCCCGCAAGGGCGGCGCGTCTTCAGGCCATTTGTGGACCGCCTGCGGCCAAATATCCAAAGCATCAGCGAGCGCCTTGACGCTGCCGAAAGCTTCTATCGCGTCAACTTTTTTCATCTTTCTTGCTCCATTGCATTCAACCTATGTTGACAACTAAAGTAGAATGCGCGATTGTGCAAGTGCGGTGTTTGAAGCGTGTCGCCGCCACGCATGACCAACGGTCAAACAACAAAGGAGAATGCCTTGAGTATTCTTGAGCAAGCATCTGTGCCTGAAATGGGGCCGCAGATCATTACCATTTGCGGCGACGCAGGTTTGGGTAAATCCAGCCTTGCAGCCACATTTGAAAAGCCGATTTTTGTGCGCTGTGAAGATGGCGTGTCACGAATTCCGGCAGCCTTCCGGCCCAGCGCATTGCCGCCAATCCGGTCAGAAGACCAGCTTTGGGAACAACTGAAGGCGCTGGTTCACGATGAGCATGATTTCAAGACAGCCGTCATTGATACTGTGTCGGCTGCCGATCGCATGTTTGTGCAGTCGATCTTGAAAACGGACGGCAAAGCCAAAAGCCTGAACCAAGCCCTCGGAGGATACGGCGCTGGTTTTTCAGCCCTTGCGGCGCGTCACCAGCAAGTTCGCAACGCCGCAGAGTTGATGCGGATCAAGCGCGGAATGAATGTCATTTTCTTGGCTCATACTGAGGTCGGCACAATGCGCCTTCCCGATCAAGAAGATTTCAGCCGGTACAGCCTGCGGATGACCCACGACAAGAGCCTGCCGCCGTATCTGGACGACGTGGACGCGGTTGGCTTCCTGCGCCAAGTCATGGTCGTGAAAGGCGACGAAGGAGAGCGCAAAAAGGCGATCAGCGGCGAAGGCCGCGAATTGGTGATGCACGTCACCGCCTCGAACGTGTCAAAAAATCCATACGGCATCAAAGCGCCTGTGGCAGTTGAACTGGGTGTAAACCCTCTTGCAGAATTTATGAAAGGATAAGCAGATGTCATTTTGGGATTTGTCAGACGGCGAAACAGCAAAGAGCGAGAGCAAGGAATTCGAGGTTCCAGCAGGTAATTTTGACCCCATACCCGACAACAGCGACGTGCTGTCAGAGATTAAGGGCGTGAAGTGGAACCACCCCCGCGACAAAGCTGTGCGCTTTGTTGAGATCAACTGGCGCATCATTACGCCCGAACAGTTCAAAAACCGCGAAGTGTTCCAAAAGCTTTGGGTGCAGGATTTTGACCCCAGCGCCAAGAGCGAAGAAAAGGCCAAGACCAAGCGGGACAAAGCGCGGCAAATGCTGGCGACCATTGACGCAAACGCCAAGGGGCAGTTGATGGCTTCAAGCGAAGCGCCGACAGATGACAGCTTGGCCCTTGCGTTGCAGGGCGCGCAAATGGT